TTCTTCATATACTTCTTTATCATTATATTTCTTTGCTAGAAGTTTTACACCATTTGTAATCCAACATTCTTGTTTTAATTTTCCATTTTCATAATAACATTTTGTTGCTGGATTGTCATCACGATGAATTTTATCATCTTTATACCATGTTTGTTGGGATACATTTCCAGATTTGTAATACCATTCTTGTTTTGGTAAATCATCGTTTCTATCATTCCAATTTCTTTGTTTTATGTCACCATTCTCGTAATATTCTTCACAAATTGGTAGAATATCTCCAATTACATCAAACCATTCTTTTTTCTTAATAATTCCATTTTTATAATATTCTTCAGATAAATATCGCTTCCCATCTTTACACCAATCATTTCTTGAAAGTTCGCCGGTATTATAAAATGTGATCATTGCAGGTGCTCCATCTCTGTGATTTACTTTATTTTTTTTCCATAATTTATAACTAATCAATCCGTTTTCATAATAACACTCACTTCTCTCATCCCATAGTTTTTGTTTTATTTTACCACTTTCATAATATTCTTCTTTTATTGGTAAATCATCTTTTCTAAAATGAATACCATTAATTTGCCATTCTTTTCTTTTAATAATTCCATTTTTGTAATATTCTTCATGTGCGTTATCATTTTCTCTATGTAATTTTCTGTCTTTATCAAGCCATTGTCTGATAAGAATTTCACCAGTTTCATAATATTGTTCCACCATCGGTAAATCATCTTTTCGTTTATTCCATCTTTTAATATGTTTTTTCTCACTTTCATAGTATTCTTCAACTACTGGTAATTCATCTTTTCTGAAATATTCACCATTAATTTGCCATTCCTTTCTTTTAATAATTCCATTTTTATAATATTCTTCATATGCATTTTTATTTTCTCTATGTACTTTATTATTTTTATTTATCCAATATTTAATATGTATCTCTCCAGTTTCATAATATTCTTCTGTTGACGGTAAATCATTGTGTCTCGATGGTTTATTATCTATACACCATTTTTTTTGTTTTATTTTACCATTGTCGTAATATTCTTCACAAACAGATACGTTTTTTATTATATCTGTTTTAGATTTTAATTTTCCATTTATGTCATATAATTCTATTTTATTTATAAAATTATCTTTATACCATGATTTACTTTCTATAATACCATCATTTCTGTATTTGTCACACAATTGTAATTCATCATTATTATACCAATCATTTTGTTTTAAAATATTATTTTCATAATGTTCAACTAAATATTTTTTTCCTTTTTTATGATTTTCTCTTTGATATAAAACTTTATTTTTATAGTTTTCACACTTAATTTTTTTATCACCATCAAACCACATTTTTTGTTTTATATCACCATTTTCATAGAATGCCTCCACTGGAGCAAGATTTATTCTACTTAATTTTCCATTTTGATACCATTCTCTTTGTTTAATATTTCCATTTTCATAAAATGATTCTGTTGCCGGTTGATCAATTCTATGCAATTTTCCATTTTGATGCCATTCTTTTTGTTTTATATTACTATTTTCGTAAAATTCCGCATATCTAATATATTTATCACAATTTAAACTACCATTTATGTACCATTTTTTAAATGCTATTTTATCATTAATATAACCTTCAATTTGTGGTAAATCGTTTTCTCTGTATAACAATCCTTCATTATACCATTCTCTTATTCTTATATCACCATTTTCGTAAAATTCTTCCAATGCAGGTTCTATGTCTTTGTGTAATTTTCCATCAACTTTGAATATTTTTAATCTGATATATCCATTTTTATGATATAAAATTTCCATATTTGAATAGTTATTTTGTATATACAAAATGAATCTACGATTCAAATATGGAATAAATAAGTGTCTATATCTCGTTAAATCGAAGGATGGTTATGTATTATACGACAACGTTTCATTCGATTTATACAATCTTAAGAAAATGATTAAATGCCAATATGATTATGAAATTGAGAAAGTAAAGAATAAATTACGAAGTGTTTTAATTAACTATGAAGATATTAAAAAAATTATTAATGAGTTATGTATAATGAATGAAATAAAATGTAGAGTTAATTTTGATTTATGTGTGAGTGATGCAATAGTAGAAAAAGATAATACCGATTTGATTTCATTTGTTGAAAACTTGAATGAAATCAAATCGTACATTAATTTGCTACCATTTTATAAATATATAAATGTAACAAATTGTGTGACTCGCATTTATTCATCAATTATTAGTATTTTAAAATTAAGAAAAATGACATTGAACATTATAACTGTCAACGTTAATATTAACGCAAACAAGGGATTAGTTTATAAAGATATAAAGTTTGTTATTAATTCATTCATATCTTTTATTAAATCATTCTGTGGGAAAAATATTGGAAATAAAAATAAATTATTTCATAACTGTACGAGTATTTCAATGTATTCTCGCATCACTAAAAAATGGTTAGATATGTTAATTCAAAATTGTGATATTCTGTTGACAATTTATGAAGAAATTAGTATGAATAAAGAAAAATTATATACGTTAACGAAACATGTATATAATTTCGAATATTACACACAATTACTGGATTTTGTCAATGAACAGATTGACTTCTATGATATAACTGAAGATGAATTTGTAAAAAAATGTATTGATGAATTTTCATGACGCAGTCGAATGATCACAATGTGGTTCACCACCAGTCAACAATTTTGTCAATCTGTCAATAATTTGTTTTTTACATTCTGCACAACTGCATACAGAAATAATAATTTTTCCATCCTTAATTTCAATTTTACATTTCTCAACCAATGTTGGAGGAGTGTATCGCACTCCTCCAACATAATATAGTTTATTAATTATTGTCATTTTTTCATTATAATAAATGATAGCTGGCAAATGTTTACTACGATGATGTAGGCCATTGTGATAGTAATGTTCAGCGGATATATCACCATTTTTGTAAAATTCAATATGGGCTGGCTTATCGTCATCGCGATGGAAATGCATATTATAATAATAACGCTTTTCACGAACAACTTTATTATTATAATATGCAATTATTGTTGGTTTATCACCATCACGAACGTACTTTCCTTGAATAAAATATTCTTCATCACTAATAATTTTATCGCCAATAATTTCACTGAAATGATATTTTATACATGCTGGTTTATCACCATCACGATGAAGACTCCCATCTATATAATATTTTTCTAATTTAATATTCCTACTTTCGTAATATGTAATCAATGCTGGTTTATCACCGTCACGGTGATAACTTTCTCCATTTCTATAGAAGTGTTCAGCTGATGTATTACCATTTTTGTGAAATTCTATAAATGCTGGTTCATCACCAATGCGTTTTATTACTCCATCGATGTAATATTTTATACTTTTCATATTACCATTCTCCCAAAATTCCTCAATCGATGGCAAATCGCCATCGCGATGATATTTTCCATGATTACAAAATATTCTGCATTTCAACTTACCACCTTTATAATATTTAGCAAGTGCTGGTGTGTTATTATCAGGACTGTGTAAAACACCATCGAAATGATATTTTTTAGATTTAACTTCGCCATATTTATCACAACGTGTCATTACCCTTAGTACTTCCATTTTGACGGAAGAGCATAAGAGTGTTAATTATATTCAAATATGATTTTACAATAACACCTTAAACAAGATTCTGCTTTATCTATTGCTGAGTTGTTTTTATTAAAATCTTTGAATAAATAATATTCTAAATCATTTAATTTCATAAATCTGTTATCATCATTAAATTGTTTACTCATTTCTAGTGTACAATCACTTTTTTTACTTAAGAATAAATCTATCAATCTAGCATCATTCAACCTAAAGCATTCTGATAAGATTACATTTTTATTAAAATCAAAATTATTATTAACTAAATCTCCCATTGCCACATTATCATTTTGTATATCATTTAATAATCTTATACATTTTTGTTTAATTATTATCATATTATTAATTTCTATATAATAATTATATTGTGAATGAACAATATAATATAAGTTTTTGTTTTTTCCATAAACTGTATTATCGTTTAGATCAACAAAAATAATTGGTTTCTTTTGTTTATTTATATAACTATCAATATATGATTGATATTTATTTTCATCAATATAAGTTCATTTTTTATTACCATAAAATTCTTTTATAAATTTAACTATTAAAATATCCAAATCTTTCGCTACAATTTTACTTTTAAAGTATTCTTTTAGTTTGTTACCTAATGTTGTTTTTCCAAAACCTGATTCACTGGAAATATGAATAATAAGTGTTTCCATCATTAAATTTAATTATAATTAAATTTAATTATAATTAAATTTATATAAATTGAACTATTTAAACATAAAATATATAGTAATATTATATAGATATGAAAAAATTAAAAATTAAAGAAAAGAAAAAAGATGAAGAGAATTTTGATTTTATGAAAACAAATAAGGATAATATTAAAAATGTTTTAAAAGACAATAATATTAATCCTATTATTAATGAATTAGTTTCAAGAACAAATAAAATTGTAGTGCATTCTTACCAATTTTTGAAATTATATTTTATTCATTTGTTTCATAATAATCAACCTTTTCCAGCATTAGATAAAGAATTTATTTGTGATATTTTTAAAGTAATAACTAAAAGGAAGTGTAATTCTGGAGGTTATAGAGATGATAATATGCCTGAACAATTAAAAATATTAACAACATTTTATAAAGAACATTATTCTAAAACTATTATTAAAGATGAAACACTTTATTATGATAAGTTAAGTTATATTTTAGCTTATGAAGCAATTAATATGACTACAAATATTGATAATAATATTCAAGAACATTTTATAAATCATCTTAATAAATATGTCAATATTATTTTTAATGTTAAAAAACAGCGTGATGAAATAACAAAGATAAATAAAGATAAAGAATTAAGAAAACAATTACATAAAGCATTGTATGAAGATATAAATAAAGTTAAGAAAGATTTAGTTTCATTTAAAACTTTAACAAGTAATGAAAAATATCATAAATGGATAATAGAAAAAAGAATTAAATTATTTCCAAATAAAACTAAATTTGAAGAAAATAATATTTATTATGAACTCAAATCAAATACTCAATACTTTTTATATTCTATGTTTTATATTTGTAATGAATTAGAACAGTTTAATAATGTAAAAATAGAAAAAGAGGAGGAACAAATAAGATTATTTAATGTTTTACCATTAAGAACTAATATAATTCCTAAAAATATTTGTATCGATACTTGTGCATTAATTAGTAATTTTTTGAGAGATGAATCAACTGGTGAATATTTAAAAACATACAAAAAAGAAAATAAATATAATGAATTATGGAGTAAATTTTTTAATTTATCAAATAGAGTATTTAAGAAAGGTAAAAAATATGCATTTAGTCATATGATAAGAACAGATGGTATTTCAATATGTATTCTATTTATTCGTGTAGATATAAATGGTAAGCCACTATCAAAAATATATCAAAATAAAAAATGTTGTCAAGAAGAAAATATTAATTACATTGAAAAAACAGAGATTACACAAAAACTTAAAAATATGAAGGTTGTATGTGCCGATCCAGGAATGAGCGATTTGTTGTATTTTGGTTCTTATAATGATAAAAATGAATTAGAAACATTTAGATATACACAAAATCAAAGAAGACTAGAAACAAGAAATAAAAAATATAATAAAATTATTGATAAAGTTAATAAGGAAATTTTTATTGATAATAAAACCATTAAAGAATTAGAAACAACTTTATTTAATTTAAACTCAAAAAGTTGTAATTATGAAAAGTTTAAATTATATTGTATTGAAAAAAATAAAATAAATAATCAACTTTGTACTCATTATGAAAAATCATTTTTTAGAAAATTTAAATTAAATGCTTTTACAAATACCCAAAAAAGTGAAAGTAAGATGATTAAAAACTTTGAAAATAAATATGGTAAGCCAAATAAAACTATATTAGTAATGGGTGATTATGATAAAGGCAATACTCATATGAAAGGAAAAGAACCAACAATATGTAAGAAATTTAGAAAAATATTTAGAAATGCAGGTTATAAAACATATTTAGTAAATGAATTCAGAACATCAAAACTTTGTAATTGTTGTAATGAAGAAATAAAAAAGTTTTTAGAAAAGCCAAGTAAAAAACCAAAAAGAAAAGGAGAGATAGAATTATGTCATGGTATATTACGATGTCAATCGATTAAGCATAATTGCGAAATATACCATAACAGAGATAGAAATGCTGTGCAAAATATGTTGAAAATAGTAAAATCTATCTTTAACACTGGTAAAAGACCAGAAAAATTTTGTCGCAGTTATTAAGACTTTATACACATTTCACGATGTGTTATAACCAAATTTTTACACTTTTGTATATTTTAGTCGTTAGATCGGCGTTTTAAATGTACAAAGATGTAAAATCAAAATTATGTGCTATAATAGTTTTTGTTTTTAATAAATCTTTATATAATTCTTGTAATATTATTTCTAACAATATTCCATTTTTTAATGCTTTCTCCATTGTTACATCATTCATCAATGTTGCTGGAGATTTATTATCAATTGTAAAATTTATTGGTTTTACTAAACTTGAATATTTTGTTATTATTCGTTTATTTTTTATGTCATATATTATCCATGCAATACTCACTATTCGACAATCATCATAATCAGATATGTTGATATAACTAGAATCTCTTCTTTTTGGTAAACCATTCGTTTGTACATTAATACACAATATATTCATTTTTATTATATCTATATATGTATTCAAATATAGATATAATTCGATATCCTGCATGATTTAGTGTTTTTTATGAAATTGATAACTATATTTATTACAGAAAATAGGTTTATAAAGATATAACAATAAGTTTTAAAAGTTATTAATATCAATGTTTATAAAAAAGA